CACTTGGTAAGTAAGGACCTTCGATACCGCGGGGTGGTTCCATCAAATTTCTAAATATTGTAAGTGGCGTCCCTCGGTCATATAATATTTCCACAAAAATACCTTTCTTTTTTCTCCCCATTGGAGTTCCATAGTCATCTAGTCTTGGCGGAAGAATATTTTCTATATAATATTCTTTACCAGCTTCTAATTTTTCCCAATGAACTTCTTCCATTAATATATATATATACTATTTTTCCTTGTCAATAAGTATTTCTTTCGCCACATTTCTAATGATTTTTTCATAATTTCTTTCGTTGTCTTCATCTTTCATTTCTCCCATTGAGTTATCCAAAATCTTCATATATTCTTCGTGTTTTTTTGTGGTAATGTCGTCAGCCTTCGGATTTGCTTTTAACCAGCCCGGAACTAACTTGATATTTTTATGTTCTATCAATTTAATCGCGCGTTTCATATGTTTTTTATCCTCGTCTTTTACCCAAGCATCATTATATTTCACGTGAATTACCTCACGTTTTAAATCACTGCAATGAATTGGTCTTTTGTACACATCCAACCCTTTCAATTCACGTATCAGAATATTATTAATGCTACCAACGTAACCCATTCTTCCAAAGTTCTCAAAATCTTTAAATCCAACATCAATACTGTTAATAAAGTCCGTAATATTGAATGCGTCTTTGCACTTTTCGTTCAAGAAAATATTCAAATTAAATTTATTATTGTTCGTAGTATTGTTGTTATTTGTTGTATTATTGTTATTAGTAATTGATTTTGTTTCCTTCGCAAGTTCTACAATTTGTTTCTGTAAATCTTGGTTAATTTCTATCATTTTTATGAACATCGTTTTCAATTCTTTCAATTCTTCTTCGGTTTTTTGTTGTTTTTCTTCGTAACTTTCTTCTTTTTCTTCGGAGTTTTCATTATTTTCAACTATACATTTTTTTTTATGAAGCCACAGACCATTTCGCGATTTGTAAATTTTATTACAGCATACACACTTATGCTCTTGGGATTTTTGGGATTTTTTGTCACTATTTGTCACTTCGTTCGTAATTATTTCATTTTTTTCCGTAGATTTTACATTATTTGAATGTTTGCGTGTCAAAATATGTTTATTAAAATCTTTTTTGTTATCTGTTACGTAGTCGCAAAACGAACACTCTAAAATTGGGATTTTTGGGATAGAATCTTCGTTTTCTGTCACCATCGGTCACTTATACTAGTGACAGAAAAAATCCCTAAATACTTTTTTTTACAAAGTCATTTTTATGCTCACAAAATTATGCTCTCGCCCAAAATACGAAAATCTGAAAATAAGAGCATTATGCTCTAAAACACGTTTTGAAAACTAGTTGTCGCCAAAATACCTGGGGTATCAAAAATTGGACCTTTATTTTTGTCCATTTTTTGAAACCCCTATGACTTTTGAGCAAAATTTTTGCCATTTTCTGCCTTCGGTAAAATCCTTCAAAATGAACACTTTTTGATTAAAAATAGCAAAAATGTTAAAAGTAAAGAAAAATACCGAAGGAAAAGCAACGAATATTCAAAATTATAATATTTGGTTATATATAATAAATAATGATCGGAATAGATGAATGTATAGAACCAAATTCGTATGTTTTAACCATATCTATTGATACACACGCAGCAGTGATAAATGTAAATTTAAACGATAAAGAAAATGAAATATTTAAAAATGTAAGGTATTATAGTCAACCTGGAGAATACTACTACTCTCTTTCAAATGTAAATAATGATGTTTATAATTACCGAAATTTGAAAAATATTTTTAGAAAAACATTATACGAACCAACTTATGTTGAAATGGAAAAACTTGGAAAAACGTTGAAACCTTTCTATAAACAAATGTTGGAAGGAAATAAGGAATATGATGAAAGAAGATATGAAAAGTCTTGTAAAATACACAATATTGTAGCATACGACAAGATTTTATCAAAAATTCTACGGTTCAATGACCGTTTGAATCAATTATATTGTTACTTTAACCCAGATGATGCTTATATTGGTATAAAGTTAATTTCGCTACACAAAAATATGAGTAACGCCGTGGATGGTATTAAATATCAACTAGTCACACAAGATGATATTGACTTGTCTACATTATCCGGATTAATAAAATTATCAATGTTGATTAATGGCAAAGATGTTGTGTCTCAAGTCATTCAAGAAGCACTACGAGCACCCCAAATAAAAGACAATGAAGTTATTATTTTAAATGGTGACAGTATTGATGTAATTAGAATGAGTTTTTTTGTGAGTTTGATAAAGTTAATTTTTAACGACAACTGCAGTATAAATTTAATAGATTTTTCTTGTTCTCATATTTATTCCAAGGTAAGTGTGACAAAAGAAGATAAAGATAGAGCAATGGAATATGCCAACGTAGACATTGAAGCCCCCGCAAGCACCGTTGGTAAATTTGGAGGTAAAAAATATAAAAAACAAAAAAAAATAAAACGAACAAAAAATGTTAAAAAATCCAAAAAGACGAAAAAATATAGAAATAAAACGAGAAAAAATAAATTATAATTTGGTATTATTATTTTATAGAGATGTTGTTGATTGACTCGTTAACTCTTTATTTGAGTAAAACAATATAAACGCTAAGAAAATACCGAAGAAATTTTTAGCAAACAAGTCCAATATATTATACATTATATTTTTAATCGTATATGGCAGTATAGACGCCACACCATACAACGACCATATTCCACAAAAATACCAAAAGGTTTGAATTCCCTCCGGCGAAAATACTGCATAATTAATGTAAATAATATAAAACATTAATATGAAAGGAATAAATCCCAAAAACGCCGCAAAATATTTTGACATTTTCTTAATTTCTCCCAAATAACCGAACGCCAACATTACCGCATTTAATAGTATAACTGGAATCAATATTTTTAGATTTTCTTGAATTAATTCATACATATTATCATTTATTTCTTTGTTTTCTTCTTTATACTTTAAGTACAACAAATAAAATGAGTATGTGTACAACATCGTGGGAGTGGTAATAAACCAGTCATAATATCTAAAATGTGTAATGTCTACAATTTTTGTAAAATTATATACCATCCAAACATAAAAAGAACCTTCTATTATTTGAACAATAAATTCTAATAACAGTAATTTTTTCAATAACATAAGGGTTTGAGGAACTTTCAATCTCAAAACGTAATAGTCAAATGCACCAGTTAGTATTTGAATAATTAATGACATTATACCAGTGATGTAGATGAGACTTTTCATTATTATATATTCAATATATAATAATTTTATAAAAATAATATTTATAAATTACATAATGACGACTACTATTACAAGTTCGGGGACATTGACTTATAGTGGTGGTTTATTTAGTTATACTGGAACATTTAGCAGTGGAGATGCAAACACGTGGCCAATAACAATAAATGCTAGTCTAACCGTTACTTTCGGTTCAGATTTAACTTTAACTACTAGTGACCAATATTTTATTATTGGTGGTGACAGTGTTACCATAGACGGCTCGGGGTATCAAGTTGATTTTTCGGGAATAACTGACGCATATTATGGTTTTATTGATGGTGGTAGTTATAATTATTCTACCGTTCAAAATATAGGATGTATTAGAAGCGGAGGCGGGTCAAATCTAATATATTCGTATATTTCAAAAGGTAATTTTACTGCGAGTAGTAGTATTTCAAATTGTTATGTCATTTGCGGTGGGAATATCGACAGTGGTGGCATCGCTGGCTCAAATAACGCCGCACCAATTTCCAATTGTTATGTCATTTGCGCTGGGGATATCTCCTTCTCCTTTGGCAGTGGCGGCATCGCTGGCCAATATAATACCGGAACCATTACCAACTGTTATTTTATTTGTGGTGGGAATCTCTCTGGTGGCGGCATCGCTGGCTATTATAACTCCGGAACCATTTCCAATTGTTATTTCATTTGCGGAGGGGATATAAGTGGGACTGGAACTAGTTATGGTGGCGGCATCGCTGCCTATAGTAACTCCGCACCAATTTCCAATTGTTATGTCATTTGCGGCAAGAAAATTACTGGCAGCAATGCGGGTGGCATCGCTGCCAATAGTAACTCCGGAACCATTTCCAATTGTTATGTAAATTATTATGATATACTTAGACCAAATAATGCTATTACACCTTCTACTAGTGGACCTACTGTTAACTGTCAGTCGTTGCAATCAGATCCCGCTGAATGGACATCCACCGGTGCTGCTAAGTTATTACCGTCTTCTGCTTGGACAAATACAGACTCTACAAATCAGACTCCTTGGTTACTAAGTGCATTTGATACCGCAATCGCCTCTTCTACAACTGCAACTTCCACATCTGGTTCAATTGCTCTAAATACATATGGATTAGAATTTGCAAACGGCGATGTTTATAGTGGGCAACAGTCAGCAACTTTTACATACGTACCAACAGTTGATATTGAATACGTGAATGTCTCAAGTGGAACAACATATACATTGGGACTGTATGCGTATCAACTACTAAGCAACTTGACATCAAGTACATTCACATTCACATTTACATATGACGCACAAATACTCTCAGCGTATAACTCTACGGATACAACTGCAAACAATATTGTTCCTTATGAGTATTCAGTAACAGACGATGTTACTTTATCTTCAGCTATATCATCAACAAATTATTATAGCTCAACATCTGGTAGTGACTTAATAGATGTATTTGAACTTTTCACAAGTGGAACCAAAACAACTACATACTACCAAGTAAATGGACAAGATTTATCCGATATTTTTCAACCATATTCATCTGGAACAAAAGCAGAAACTACTGGAATAACCGTAGATGGGAGTGACTTGAATAATATTTTTGAAAGTAAAACCATATAAAAACATATCACTATGTTATTATAAAAGAATGCAAAACGACCAGTCACCACAAAAATTTGAAAGACCGTGGGGATGGTACCAAAATATCCATGAAGATGAACATTCCGGATACAAAGTAAAAATTATTCACGTAAATGTTGGGCAAAGGTTATCATTGCAGTCACACAATCAGAGAAGTGAGCATTGGGTTGTTGTAAAAGGCATCGCTGAAGTAACGATTGGAAAAAATACCACAATTTGTAGCAAGGACACCCAACTTTATATTCCAGTGAAAGAAGTTCACCGTTTGAAAAACGGTGGTTACGAAGACTTAGAAATTATTGAAACCCAAATTGGAAGTTATTTAGGAGAAGATGATATAGTGAGATATGAAGATGACTATGGTCGTCGTTGAATGACACAACGATTTTTGCAAAAGTATTTATGAACTCCTACAAACTCGGCAATCATATGTAATAAAAAACCCAATAAAAACATTAATACCGTGCGGTTTTCAATAAAAACTTTCAGTAAAAGTCCCAATATTATAAATACTCCACCTTCTAAAATACTTTCTCCAAATAATATTTGTTTGGTTGTATGTGATTTACTGCCCTTCACACAAGTAGCACAATAATAGTCTTGAATTTTCAAGTAATAACCTAAAAAGTGTTTCAAAAATCCAACAACAAATAGTAATAATGTGAAATTAGAAGAAACCAAAAACGAGACGAAAAAAGAAATAATACAAGTATAAACTCCAACAAAGAGAGATTCGGTTAGTACTTTTTTAGTTACTTTTGAATTTGGCGGTTGTTTCATTTTATATTATTTGGATATAATTAATTATAAATATATTTTTTTGTTTATAATTATAATATATATATGTATCGCAATTATATTAGAAACCATCCAACAGTTGTAGCAATATTATTATTTTTATTGATATTTATTTCAATACATATTGCACAACCAAAATTTTTATACAATACGGATGGTAGTATCCGACAATTTGGAGTTGGATTTAGAAACAAAACCATTTTACCCATTTGGTTATTATCCATTATTTTAGGCATTTTGTGCTACTTGTTTGTTTTGTATTATTTAGCGAATCCTAAACTGAGTTTTTAATATTCCGATTTATTATTTTAACGTGTTGCATCACATACGTCAAAATATTATTTTTGTTCATACCTCTTTCCATCCATACCACACATACCAGTCATACTTCTGGCAGTAGAACAGTAATTGTATTCAACAGTTACTTCAGAGTTGTCAATTCCAGTAACTAAATAAGATTCGTCTAGTTTTATGGTGGTTATGTTAAAAAGCATACATTTACCATACGCAGCAGAACCAATATAACTACTTTCCGAAGGCATATAATATTTACAATTCACACAAAATTTGGTTAGAGTCGGTTTCAAAGAAACCGCCATACTGAGAAAAACAAATACATTCATAAAAAACAAGTACATAACCACAATGTATTATATGTCAAACATTTTTTATATCATTTGCAACTATTATAATGTTAAGTGTTCAAAGTGTAAACCATATCCTTTGCCTTTGCATTGGCAGCAGTTTTCACCTCTTGTTGTTTCAAATAGTCTTGTTGATTTTGTTGAATATCTTGTAAATTTTGAACACAACCGCGCGATGTTATTTTGTATTGTACAATAGATGTTAGTAAAATTGCGGTGTACAAGAACCACATACCTTCGCCAATATTATCTCTTAATACAACAACATCTAATAGTTTTTGTTTTAGACCAAGCGCACTTGGATTTTCAGTAGAAACACCATTGCTCATAGTAGGTTGATACTGGTCTTTCATCAAAGGAGTTAAAATGGATGTCCATATTTTATTGAAATTTTCTGGAACAATTTGATTGATTAAAATACTCATATTACCACATAATTTGATAATTGCGTCCGCTGCAGTTTGATATGATGATTTTTGTTCTGGACTTAATGACGGGTCATCCTTAATTGACCTATTTACATCAGTATTTACTAATAATTCAGTCAACACGCCGTTTGCACTTGATGCAACAATAAAGTAACCGACTACATTTGAAAATGCACTCTTTATTCCGGGGAATATAATTAACACTGCCATTAGTATTCCAAATATGAATATCCAAGGAATAAATGTAACAATAAATGCATATCCAATATTTGTAGTTGAACTACCTCCACAAGTATTTATTACGTAATATGCATTAATGGCAAATTGTGTCACTATCACGAGTAATAAATATATACCTAACCCCATATATTTGCTACTTGAATATTTACCCATTAACACCGCATCATTTAACGTTTCAACTTTCATTTTAGGTTTTAAAACCAGATAAAATAATATAGTAGTAATTAAAAATATAAATACCGAAATATATGAAGTGTCCATATAGATATTGTGTATAATTTATTTTGATATAATAAAAGTAATTATAAAATATGAATATTGACAATAATTTTACTAAACCAACTTTAATTGAACCCGGAGTGAAATATTTTTTAAATCAGACATTAAAACAATGTAGGGAATTTAAAAATAAATACAACAACGTTATATTTAATATATCTTTAGGTATTGGATTTTTTCTACTTTTAGGAACAATATTGTTATTCAAATATAAAGGAAAACTAACACCTTCGGAAAAAAATATGAAAAACGTTGAAAAGCAACAATACATTTTATCAAAAATTAAAAACTACCAAGACGCTAAACTACGCTCGCAACAGTCGTTGATTACTGGCTTGCCCCAATGGGACGATGAGTATGATTTTACACATAAAAAGATTGGAAAATTCTAACTAAAAGAAGAAAAAAATGGAAATAAATATATTACTAATTTATAATATAGAATGGATGAAAATGAAACAACGGATGAAAATAAAAGAGACGATAAAACGAAATATTTAGAGGGTCTAGATAAATACTATGAACTGAAAGACCAGTATGAAACAAGTATAAATAATGAAAAAAAGAAAATTACATCTATTCCAAATTTAAGTTGGAAAGAAAAAAGATTAAAGTATAGTGAACTGAGACCAAAATGTATTAACTGTGGCCGTCCAGTTGGATCAATTTTCACTTGCAAAGAAAATAAAGATTTTGAACGCATACTATCGGCAGTTTGTGGAGATAAAGAAAATCCGTGTCCTTTCAATATTAAAATAAACTTGGCAGAAACAAACGATTTACGTGAGTTGATGAAAGAAGATGAAGAAAGTTTGATGGAATATAAAAAAAATATAATTCTTGATAAAAATGATTTTTTATTTGGATATATATCAAGTGAAGAAGCAGTTAAAAAATTTGAAGAAATCAGAGAAAAAGTAATAACCGCAACAGAAAATACCCAGTATTTTTTAACTTTGTTTAATGTTACTACTGACTCAAGTAAAAAAAAAGAAATGTTAAACAAAATTCAAAGTGAATTATATACCAATATTGAAAACATTAAAAAAATGATGTTAGAATACGAAAAAACCCAAAACAGACAATTTGTCACTGATGCCGCTGAAATATATGTAACTGATATGACGCCTCGTTTGAAAAAGTTAATGAATCTAAAATACGCAACTTCTTATGTTGATTATGAAGACGATGGAACATACAAGTTGGTTCAACTACCATATAGTATTGAACAGTTAGAGTTTGTATTAGGCGACCAAACCGTGGAAAAAATGCAGTTAGGACTTAAGGAACCAAAAGAGAAAAAGGAAAAACAAAAACTGACAGTAGTTCAAGAATACGAAGATGAAGAAGAAAGAAAAATAGGTGACTAAAATAGTTTATTAAGTCTAAACTATATTTTTCCCAAGTGACTATACAATGTTGTTAACAAAATATTTTTTATACTCATATATTATGATGGATAGGTTTAGTCAACTGTTCTGGTTTTTTTCTTTACTTTTTGTTGTTTTATCAGTGTATTTACTATGTTGCACCAAAAAGAGTAATGTATTTTATTTACAGATAGCATCTGGATGTGGTATATTTGCTACAAGTAAGATTGGACGTAATTTTTTAGGGTTGGTATAATCAGTGTTTGAAATATAAAAAGAAGAAAAAATTTTATTAGTTTATATATATATATATTATATGTGGGTTACTTTTGTTTTATACAATATTTGTTATATTTTATTTTTGTTTTTTCTAGCATCAGATGATGATATTAAGGGTCTTCCTAGTCATCCAATAGAGAGACTAGTTGCACTGTTTTATTACACAGTAACAACAATGACAACAACGGGTTACGGTGATATCACAGCAGTTTCACCACGAGCTCAATTAATAGTATCCGGTTATATGTTGACTAACTTTTACATTCTCGTTCACCAAATCAGTATTTATAGGTCAACAAAAATTATAGGAAAATAATAAAATATTTAAATTCAACTGATTTTTCAAGTGAATTTAAAATAATATACACCTATAGTATGAGTAGAAGGATATCAATTAAAAAATATATAAAAAAAACTAGAAAAACTAGAAAAAACAAAAAAGTATATTTAAACAAAAAACAATTCGGTTCTGGAAAAATATTTTCCAAAATTATTGAACCACAAGTCGCACCAGCTTCACAAGTAGCACCAGTTTTACAAGTAGAACCAATAGCACCAGTCACGTCCCCACAATCACTAGGACCATCGGCGCTAACTACTGAAGGTACTAATATTTATTCAAATTTAAACTGTAAAGAAGTAATAATACACTTAGGTCGTTTGGATAAAAATGCAGTCAATCTTGTAAATTGGCAAGAATTGAGTAATAGCCCATCAGTAAATGTAAATATAACAGATGATGTTCATTTACTGGATGCTGTTGGAGGTACACTATGTTCAAGGGTGACTAATGAATTTCAGAGAAACTACTGTAAAGAGTTCTATAATAAGTGTAAACTACTATATTTGTATAGAAGATTTATTGGTGAATATAATAACGAACTAGTTGATGTAGATGTGTTAAGAACTATTATGAAAAACACAATACCACACAACGATGTTGTGGGTATTCAAAATTTTTTGATTCAACTTGGCGCGAACTTTACTGAAATTCCACCTATTTCTTTTGCAAATCGTAATTTAACAAGTGTAACAATACCTAATTCAGTTCAAAGAATTGGTGCTTTCGCTTTTGAAAATAACCGATTAAGAAATGTAACAATACCTAATTCAGTTCAAATAATTGGTCATTTCGCTTTTGGAAATAACCAGTTAGGAGATGTAACAATACCTAATTCAGTCCAAACAATTGGTCCTTTCGCTTTTGTTGATAATCAGTTAATAAATGTAACAATACCAAATTCTGTTCAAATAATTGGTACTTTAGCTTTTACTCGCAACAAATTAAAAACTGTTACACTACCTTCAAGGTATAGGGGTACCGACACCATTAGAGCGTTTTCTGAACAAAGTAATATAATAAGTACATATGGGACGGGTATTAGATTCACATACACATAAAATAAATTTGATATAATAAAATATTTTACTATATAAAAGATATGTGGTCATTATCAAAATTTATTTCATTACCGATTTTTATTGTTAGTTTAGCATTTGGACTCTTTTTTGTTTATATAATGGGTCCAGAAACAAAAGTAGTTCATATGTATCCGACACCAGAAAATGTAGGAAAGGTTCAATACAAGGATAATGCCGACAATTGTTTTTTTTATGAAGCAAAAGAAGTCACTTGTCCATCAGACAAGGGATCTATCAAAACGGTTCCGATACAAAAATAACAATTTTACAAATTTTACAAATTATTAGTTTTAGATAATTTTTAATAGTGTAATATTATATACAATAATGTTACGATTAGCAAAATTTTTACACGGTGAAACCGGAAGAATATTAATGTCAATTATTTTAGGATTGGGTTTAGCATCTTTATTTAGAAAAGTTTGTAAAGGTCGTAATTGTATTATTCAAAAAGCGCCTCCATTAGATGAAATTGATGGACAAGTATATAAGTTCCAAGACAAATGTTACAAGTATAACACAAAATCTATAAAATGTGATAAAAATATGAAATTTGTTGAAATGGACGACGACGAAAAAAAATAATTTGTTTGTTTGCGTAAATAATATTATTATAATAATCAAAATATATTATAATTATGTCTTCAGATACAACGAGTATTATGGATCTTCCAACTGACCCAACTGGGGGAGGAAGTATCGGTGGAAACGTCTCTCTTTCAATCAATGAAACAAATCAAGTTATTTCAAGCGGTGGAAATGTAGGAGGGCAAAGTCAAGGGCAAGGACAAGGAGTTTCTTTAGATCAATCAACTATTAATCAAATCGTAAATGGCTTGCAACAAGCAAGTTCGGCCGGTCTAACACAACTACAGTCCAGAGATATTCCAAGAAACACCGAAAATATAATGCAAGACCCACAAATACAAGTAAATTATATTCCTCCAAACAGAGAAACCGATGATTATATTGGTGACTATGAAGACAACGACGAAATTATATCAAAATATAACAGACGTGTTGACCAAGATAGTAGCTTAGACCAACTATACGATGAAATACAAGTTCCTCTGTTAATTTGTATATTGTACTTTTTATTTCAACTACCTATTTTCAGACGTTTATTATTCAAATACTTTCCAGCATTGTTTTTTAAAGACGGAAACATAAACATATATGGTTATTTATTCACTAGTATTTTATTCGGAACCCTTTACTATTTTATATCAAAAGTAACGACTCATTTTAGTACGTTTTAACTCGGTCTCATTTTCTCTCTTTGTATTGAAATTCAAAAGTAAAAATAGGACCATAATATAAGATGCGTATAATTTATAAGTTTATAATATATCTAGTTAATATAATGGAAGTAAAATATAAAACATTAGTTGAAACTGCATTTGAAAATGCCGAAAAGCACATTTCAAAAATTACAAGTGATATTCTTGCTATGGACGGAATGAGTGGGAAAAAAACAAGACATTTTTATAATAACTTATTAAATATTGAAGATGCAAGATATTTAGAAATAGGAACTTGGAAAGGTAGTTCTGTATGTTCTGCTATGTGTAACAATAAAGCAAAAGTTGTATGTATAGATAACTGGTCTGAATTTGGTTCTCCAAAATCTGAATTTTTAGAAAATTTTGAAAAATTTAGGGGAGAAAATGATGCATCTTTTATTGAAAAAGAGGCGTTTGAAGTAGATGTTTCTGTGTTACCAAAGTTCAATATTTATATGTATGATGGTCATCATTCGGAAGAGAGTCAATATAAAGCATTATCACATTATTATAACTGTCTAGATGATGTATTTATTTATATAGTAGATGATTGGAATGGACTAGGGGCTAGAGAAGGAACTATCAAGGCTATTCAAGATTTAAAGTTGAAAGTATTATATGAAAAAGAAATTAGGTTGACATGGGACAACACACATACACCGAGACCACTAGCGGATGAAACTTGGTGGAATGGTATTTATTTTGCTGTTTTACAAAAATAAACACTTTTCAACTATAAAATAAAAATAGGCCCATAATATAAGATGCGTATCATTTATAGTATATTTATTTAAACTATAAATAATACACAAACAACCTAGTAAATCAAATGTTAGAATCATATATTTCCAAATTAATTGATAATATTCCACTTTCAAAAAAGAATCAAAGAGAGAAAATAGACATTATTCTTGACGGGGGATTATTCAACGGAAGTTATTTAATCGGCGCGCTTTATTTTTTGAGAGAAATGGAAAAAGTCGGTTACGTAGAAGTAGATAAATTATCCGGATGCAGTATAGGTTCTCTCGCATGCGTCTTATATACCGCGGACTTGTTGGATTTAACAAACGAAATATACAATATGGCGATTGACCAGTTCAAGAAAACAACCCATTTAGAAGTAGTGGATGACATTCTCTCCAAAATACGCAAAAAGTTGCCGCCGGATATTTGTGAGAGAATGAATGGTCGGGTTTTTATTACCTACTACGATTTAAAAAAAGGGAAGAAAATAGTCAAGTCCAAATACAAAAACAAGAAAGAAATTATGGATGTAGTGAAACGTTCTTGTTTTGTTCCTTACTTGATTGATGGTAACTATATGCACAAAGAGAGATATGTGGATGGTATTTTTCCTTATATTTTGCCCAAAGAAGAAGGGAAACGAATTCTTTATTTAGACCTCTTGGGCTACGACAAAATAACTCATATTATATCCGTAAAAAATGAAAAAACGAATTTCCATCGCGTTCTCTCTGGAGTGTTGGATATTCATTTGTTTTATATCAAACAACAACCAACATTTATGTGTAGTTATGTGAATGAATGGTCCTTCATAAGACAAGTGTATCATTTTATAATCAAAAAAATAGTAGAACTCTTGTTATTTCACATTATGTATCTTTGTTATTTGGTTTATAATTTTGCGTTAACGAGAGAAATATTGGAAAATTTGAAAAGAAATTCGTTTGTTCAAATTATCCGAGGTTTTCTTAGAAAAATGAATGAACAGTTTTTGAGATATTTTTGTATGTAATATATATATAATATGTATGACTATTATTTTTATTTCAATAAAGAAGAAAATGCAAAATATATTGATTTATTTCACACGATAGGTTGTAGCGAAGGAAATAAAGTTGAACTGTTGCGACAAGTAAGGAATAATAATAAATTTTGTAGAAACGGCAAGGGAATGGACTACGATTTTTTTATCCAGTCTCTGGAAAATAAAGATATCGTTATATACATAACTCAAACAGATAATGAAAATATATTAGGGGCTTGTTCTTTATCTGTTATTACTTATTCAGACATTCCTTACATAACTATTTACAGTATATGCGTTCCTCAAAACGAAGACTTGAGAGGTATTGGAAGTTTATTACTAACAAAAGTAAAACGATTTGCAGAATTATCGGGTGTGAAAAAAATATCACTTTACGCGAATAAATCAGTAGAAGAATTTTATATAAAAAATGGTTTCATAAATTCTGGTGAGGTTAGTGGTATGACTTATACTTTGGAAGGAGGAAGAAAAAGAAAAACAACGAAGAGAAAAAAATCAAACAAGAAAAGGAAAACAAAGAGGAGAAAATCTCCAAGGGCGTAATTTTCGTGTTGAATATTCTAAAAGAAGTATCCCTTCCTCCTCTTTGTTTTATTTTTTCCAGAGTGTTTTTTCTTTGTCTTTGTAACAGATAAGTCTTCTATTTTTTGCTTTATCTGTTTTTTATCTCCCGGACGATACGTCAAGAACCATTCATCGTATTCCAAAGTGCCGCGTTTTTCTTTCAATTCTTTAAACTTCGCCGCCTTTTCGGCACGCATTTCTTCAACAGTTTCTTGATGACCAAAGCAAGTGATACTGAACCTTTTCAACAGTCCTTTTTGTTCTAGTCTATTTTTTTGTTGAACTTCAAACAAGTATTTCGCCATACATAATATACGATTGTAATCGTAGTAGTCACGGTCGGCATATAAAAAAGCCAAATAGTAACTCAACATAGTATCAATCGTTGCAATTTTAATATCTTCTCCGTCTACTTGAATCACATTGTAACTATGGCACGCGATTGGTTTGTATATAAATGCAATCGTATCTCCTCCGACCATAATTTGATAATTTTCTGGAATGACTTCGCCAAGTGGTTTATTTTTCACAAATTTCGCATTTTTTACCTTTACATCTTTCAGTCGTTCAATTACAATTTCTGCAGTCGTTTTAGGGTCGTCTGAGATAACATCAAAGTCGGGTATTTTTTTCACTTTATGATAAATATCTTTGGGCATATACTTGGCGTACATTGAGATGGCGTAGCCTCCAAAAAAGACGACGGATTGATTTACTAAAGTGTGTTTGACATTTTCATAAATTTCATTTCCATACTCTTCATTTTTAGAAAGTTTTCTTTGAAAGTCAATATGAGCACATTGTGCGGAATCCAATGGATAGTTTTTATTCAACAGAGTCAAACGTTTCAACACTTTTTCCCAACGAGAAGTGTCGCCAGCGGGACGACTTAATTCCAAATACATTCCCATTCTTAAATAGTTGGGTGGTGCATACAAAATACCCGCTACTTGGATACTGTCTTTTTTAAGAGTATAAAAAAGTTCCTTGGGAATACTTGTGATGTCGGCAATACCGATGAAATTCACAAAAACTTTATAGGTTCCAAAATGTTGTCCGGCTTTTGCTTCCACTTCCGTAAATCCGGCGTCAATATAAATATCTGCTAAATCTTTGGCATCTTTCAAAGCATTTGGACTAAAGAAGTCGTAGTCGGGGATTTCAATATCCTTGTTGTAAAACTGGTCTTTTTTTGGAAGAATATTATTAATTGCGGTTCCACCATAACAAATTAAAGATTTTTTCTTTATAAAATTTTCAACGATTGTTAGCATTTTTGTTATTTCCGGCGAATTTACTGCATTTTTACCGATGACTTCTTCTGCCTTGTCAACTGCTGTACGTAAAATAATTAATTCACATTCTTGAAATGACATTTTTTTATCGCATAAATCTTTCATTTGAATAAATATATTATCTAAAATATAGTGAGATAATATCTTTTTTGTAATTGGTAAAATATTTGTTGTTACTTTAAACTTTGTAACTATAATAGTCACTTTGAACCTCTCGTGTTTGGTAACTAACAGCCGGATCTTGTGGTGTTGGTTTAGGTATAGTAACTGGAATATAACGTAGTCTATCTGGTTTCAAGACAAACGCATAACCGTTATCGTTGAAGAATTTTTCGTCTTCTTGTAAATTAACATCATAATTTTGGTAACGCATAGCAGTCATTTGACTTCCGGTTTCCCTTGCAACAACTCCACTAGGGTTAGGTGGTGATGTTCCTTTATCCGGCATACAGATAGTCATATTTTTTTTGTTGAAATTTTGTAATTCAGACAAGTCTGGTGTATTTTTAACATTGTAAAAATTTAATCCACGCATAAATATAGAGTTACTAGTAACATTCACGTATTCATAAAAGTCTTCATTGTCTAAATACTTGTTGTTTGATTTATCAACAGCCAAAATTATTTTTTTAGATAGGTCAATTATTTTAACATCTCCAATATTTTTACCTCTATACTCATAACTGTATTCCGGACCTAAGAAAAATCTTCTGTATTCCTTAAATATTTTTGCCAAATTTTTGTACATTTCAAGGTTAGTACTTTTGATTCTTAGATGAAATAAAATAGGGTCATTTGGGTTTGGAGCAGTGCCTCCAGAAAATGCATAGTTTACTACAATATTCATTACATCTGAAAATGGTATACTGTTATAAGTTTCTTTAATATAGTAACTACTATTTGTTGATGTTGCTACAACTGGTTTGTTGTTGATTGAATAAATTTCAAAATCTAGACCCCGAACACCTTGTTTCAATACATTTTTCAAGTTACACAAGTTGACAAAATCGTGTTTATAAGACCCGCCACTGCAACAGTTGTACGCGGTTTTAATATAGTAGTCTTTTAACGTGTAACCGCACTTTGGGTCATTTGCGTTAATTGACTTAATCTTTCCGTTTATGGTTCCATATTTTTTTTCCATAATAGAACATTCTTTGGGCATTAAACCAGTAATATAATAATAATAAACAATTACTAAAACAATTGTTACTATTATCATAATAATAATGACTGTGCTTATAAAATATTCTTTCGTATATTTTGGGTTATTTATTATTCCACCTAATTTATTTTTTATATCTGAAACATTTACCATACTTATTTAATATATAATAATATTAAAAGTATTTTGTAATTAAAAATATTTAGATAATAGCCAAAATATTTAATTAAATATAAATTCAATTAAATATAAATTATCAGTATAATATAACTAAATGAGTGGTGGATTAATACAACTTGTTTCGGCAAGTAATCAAGATATTGTTTTAACCGGCAATCCAAGTAAAACATTTTTTAAATCAACATATCATAAATATACCAATTTCAGTTTGCAAAAATTCCGACTAGACTTTGAAGGTTCTAGAACATTGCGTTTGTCCGAAGAGTCAACCTTTACATTCAAAGTGAAACGTTACGGTGACTTATTAATGGATTGTTATTTAAGTGTAGAGTTGCCTAATATTTGGAGTCCAATATTTCCTCCTCAAACAGATGATACAACAACCGCAAATAATACGGGTGCTTGGATTCCATATGAGTTTCGTTGGATTGAAAATATTGGAGCACAAATGATTTCAAGAATAACCATTACTTGTGGTAATCAAACATTGCAAGAATTTTCTGGTGCCTATTTGTTGGCAATGGTGCAACGAGACTTCTCTGCAGAAAAAAAAGCGTTATTTGACAAAATGACTGGAAATGTTCCGGAATTGAATGACCCAGCAAATTCTGGCACACGCGTGAATGCGTATCCAAACGCATACTATACAACAAACGCTGCGGGTGCTGAACCGTCTATTCGTGGAAGAACTCTTTACATACCGTTGAACGCGTGGTTTACGCTGAAAAGTCAAATGGCATTTCCTTTAGTAGCACTTCAATATAATGAACTACAAATAAACGTTACAATTCGTCCAATACAAGAGTTGTTTCAAATACGTGATGTAATGGATAGTGAGAATAACTATCCGTATATTGCACCAAATTTTAATCAATATTATATGCAGTTTTATCGTTTTTTACAGACACCACCGGATCTATCTTTAGGAGTAAATTCCTATGTCGATACTAGAACTTTGTGGAATGCAGATGTTAATTTAAATTGTACGTATTGTTTTTTATCCAATGCAGAGTCACGTATATTTGCATTAAATGAGCAAAAGTATTTGTTTAAACAAGCAAGGGAAAATGTATTTTATAATGTGACTGGTCCAAACAAAGTTCAGTTGGATTCTATCGGTATGATTTCAAGTTATACTTTTTATTTACAAAGGAGTGATGCAAACTTAAGAAATGAATGGAGTAACTATAGCAATTGGCCGTATAATTACTTACCATATGACTTGACTCCGGCCAGTACTAGTGGTACATATGAAATCGTACGTACAAATCCAAATGGTACAACCACGACAGTTTATATTGGACCCGGAGTAAATGCAAATGGTAAGTTAACTGGTTGGATGCTTACGGGAAATTATACTTTGGAAAATGAGAAAAATATTTTAATATCAATGGCTCTTTTGTTGGACGGTTCTTACCGTGAAAACGCACAGCCAGTGGGAGTTTATAACTATATTGAAAAATACACGCGAACTGCTGGAAATGCTCCAGACGGTTTATATGTGTATAATTTTTGTATGAATTCATCACAATCAGACTTACAACCGTCTGGTGCAATCAATATGAGTCGTTTTACCACAATTGAGTTTGAAATAAATACAATTGTTCCGGCCCTAGATCCTTATGCTCAAACACTGAGTATTTGTGACCCAGAAACTGGAAATATTATTGGTATAAATAAACCAACGTGGAGAATATATGATTACAATTTTAACTTGGTAGTATTTGAAGAAAGAATCAATATGATTACTTTTGTTGGTGGAAATTGCGGTCTTATGTATGCTACTTAAAATAATTTGTATTTTTATTTATCCATAAATAAATGATAAATAAAAATATATTTTATGATTAAACAGAAGAAGGACTATCTCTTTTCCACACTTCATAAAAAAAATCAGTGCAAGGTCCCCATCCACCTCCTTCAGAATGAATTACAACAAATCCTTTGTTTTTCAAAATAGAATCAATGTAATTTTTATGCTCAATGTCATGATAATCGTTTTCCATAATAATTAAATTTATATTATTCAACATCTCTGGCATGTCTTGTAAAATATAAAAAAAAGCACCTTCACAGTCCATAACAAGAGTGTCAAATGTAATATTGTATTTTTTTTCTAACTCATCAAATGTAATAGTGTTTACTTTTTGATATCCTTCAAAAACTTCATCAGAAACAATCGTATCCCAAAGATCTAGTTTTTGTATTAAACCTCTTTTTGATAAAGCGGCGTTTTCTAAGAAACAGTTTAAACCAGTTCCTTCTTTGTTTTCTACTAACTTTTTATATGTACCATTATGTGACTCTAAAGATACTAAGTTATGGTTGTTATTTTTATTTAAAATATATGATATTATAAATGTATTTCTTCCTATATTTGATCCAATTTCTAATACTTTTTCGTTACCAGTTAGAAATTTAATTGACAAAATTTGTTCTGGTATTTCAAAATCGTACACACCATGTTTCAGAGGTATTATTCTATGAAAAAAATTTAATTTATTTCCTATTATTTCAGGATAAATATTCATAATGTGATCTGGAATATTAGAGTCAACTGTATAAGTTTTTTTTTCTTTGGTGTCTATGTAAATTTCAGTTGTGTCGTTATGCAGTGTTGTATTATAGTTATCATCCGTAATTGTTATCAAATTTTGTATTCCAATAGATGGTTTTAAAAATGCTTCCCATCGTTGATAGTCGTATCGCGGTATTCTTATAATACCATTTTTCATTAATGTGTTGTATAACAATTTTGTTACATCAATACTAGTGGAGTCATTTCCATATTTTATAGTATACATATTTGTAACTATATTTATAATTTATCTAAACATTAAATAACTGTAAGTTAAACCAATATATAATTTTTAAACAACATAAAAACATTATAGTGTTTAATATCAACATAATAATAATGGATAATACACAAACAACCGCTAAGGTACCTCAAAAGTTTATTAAACCAACTAGTTATTACCATAAATATGTTTGTGAATCTTGTAACTATTTTACTAACTATAAAAATAGTTATAATAAACATATAAAAAGTGCTAAACATTTGTCATTGAATCCGATTACCGAAGAAAATTCAAGTCAAGAAACACAAGTTGGTAGTAATGGTATAAATGCAAATGCAAATCTTGAAAAATCATTTGATAGAGATACTACAAATCAAGAGTTACAAACAGAAGTAGTTATGGATGCTAGTATGGGATTTATTACAATAGAAGAAGTCAAAAAAGATACAAAGAGTGAAAATGCGTTTGAGTACAAAGAGTACCATTTGAGTAAAGTGGTTGACTTGATGGAAAATTTGAATACAAGTATTAAAAATGATTTAAGAATCAAATATTTTTATACTGGAATGGGGTTTTTCTCCAACTTTATATTATTCAACTTGATGTTATTTTATTTATTCATTAGAAGCCAAAGGTCCGACATCTTTGAATTGTCCAGATAAAGTTGGTCGAATAGGATAGTTGGGCATATTTCCTAGATTACCAGATGGATAATATTTTTCTTTAAATTCATTTTCTCCCAATTCAAATTTATCTTTCCATTGGTCTATTCCTAAAAAATATTGGGGTACTTGTGCATCTGGATTTATTAGACCGGATTGTGTTCCAATATCAGTCGTTAGTACTGAAAAAGTGGGTGTAACTCCTACGGTTAATTTACCCGAATCATTATAACCAGGAACTTCTTCTTTAAGCGACTGTTGTATTTTTTCATTAGGAGGAGGTGTGCAACCATAACAGTCAATATCGGAAACACATTGTTCTCCGGTGATTAAACAACGTCCCGGAGGACCGCAAATATTTTTACAACTCGTAGTTGTGTTGATTGGTAAGTTGACTGTATGTGTTGTATCGGCATCTTCTGTATTTAATCTTAGGATATTTGCAAATCCCTCTTTTTCTCTACGAATATAGTCATTTTTTATTAAATAGTCCCCCCAGTAGAAAATAATACAAATAAAAATCAATGTGATAAATGCTAGAATAAATATATTTATTTTATTAATCATAATAATATAAATAGAGAATAAAAAATAGGAAAGGTAATTATAATTTAATGTTCATTCAAATAAATTATAATATCAATTTATAATATGGCAACAGATTCGTCATCTGAAATTGAAAAGAAAAAAAAACAGATGCTTAGTTCTATGGGAACTACTACAACCGCGAATGACCCACTAGGATATGCAACAACCTTATTTAGACAATTGTTAACTTTTGGAATAATGATTGTAATTGGAACAACAATGGTGTATTCTGGAAAAGTAGCGCAAGCAAATATACTGCCCACTAAGATAAAATGTTTTCCATATACAAATTTGACACCCACGATAGATAAAGTTGACATTGACATTAATATTGTTAAAGTGAAACCAGGTGAAGTTTATTCAACAAAATTAGATTTTGACCAAGCGAAAAATATGAAAATAATGGAGGAAGGATTTTTGGGATTTCTAAAACGTATGACGGAAAATAAAGATTCTGGACATTTTTACTTGTACGCGTGCTCCTTGTACCAAAGTGCTATATCAAATAACTTGTATATGAATACAGCTTACTATAATTTATTGAACTCAACATTTTCAGAGTCGTTAATATTATTTTTATTACCATATTTTAACATTTTTTGGTTTATAATTACATTTGCCGTTAATTTAGGTTATATTACTGGTATGTGGTTTTATAATTTATATTTATTTTATAGCACAAAGACAGTTGTGAATGATAAAACAGTATGGCAACCGGGAGAAAGTATGTGGAGTTTTTCAAATGTATTTAAGTCGTTGTTTATGATTTTTATTGCTTTTATCGCTTGGCTGTGTGTTGGTATTGGTATCATCGTACCATTTATGACTTTTACAACAGCAGTTTACTCAATATTAATGCCCATGTTTATGGAGGCAAATGTGAAAGGCTCTGGAAAACCATACACGTTTTCTTCTGCTTTACTTGATGTTTTAAAATACAAAATTAGTGTAATAATGTACATAATTACATATTACATGATTAGTGGTGTAAATTCAAAGTTTGGTTCAATTGCGACTGGTGTTTCATTTATCGCATTTACTATACTTTTCTTTTTCACCAATATTTACAAAGCGTATAAACCCGTTGGCAAAGACACCGCAAGTTTTGGTTGGGGTAATTACAAACAAGCAAATAAAGAATGTAAATAAATATTTCACCGAAAAATAATTTAAAGACCACTCAATAATAAGTATTGGGATTCAGTAAATTCCCGCTCCCATGGCTTAGTGGTTATAGCGTGCGCTTAGTAAGCGTAAGGTCGCGAGTTCAATCCTCGCTGGGAGCTAACACTGTATATAGAATGCTGCATCCCATTATATTCAACAAAAAATATAATATAAATAGTTGTACATTTATATTATTATGAACTTCTTAGTTGAAAAACTTATTTTACCAAAAGTCAGTATTTGTACACCAACGTTTAATCGCCGTCCATTTATTCCAATGATGATTGAATGTTTCAACAACCAAACCTATCCAAAGGATAAAATAGAATGGATAATAATAGATGACGGTACTGATAAAATAGAAGACTTGGTTACACATATTCCACAAGTAAAATACTTTTATTATCCAGAAAAATTAACTTTGGGTAAGAAGAGAAATTTAATGCACGAAAAAACAACTGGTCAAATAATCATTTATATGGATGATGATGATTATTATCCACCAGAACGTATATCACACGCAGTTGAGACTCTTCATAATAATCCCGGTGCGCTTTGCGCTGGTTCAAGTGAAATGTATATTTATTTCAAACATATCCAAAAAATGTACCAATGTGGTCCATATAAGGAAAATCATTCCACTGCCGCGACGTTTGCATTCCGAAGAGAGTTATTAAACCAAACGAGTTATGATGATACTGCGTGTTTAGCGGAAGAAAAACATTTTCTAAAAAACTATACCATACCATTTGTTCAACTAGATCCATTAAAAAGTATATTGGTTTTCTCGCATAACCACAATTCTTTTGATAAAAAGATGTTATTAGATGGTCCACCAAACAAATATGTTAAAGTTTCAGAAAAAAAAGTAACTGATTTTGTCAAAGAACAGTCTATTTTGGACTTTTTTATGGTAGATATAGATCAACTGTTGAATAGTTATGACTCGGGAAATCCAAAACATAAACCCGATGTAATAAAACAAATGAAAGAAATACAAGAAAAAAGAAATAAAGTTATTGAAGAACAAAAAAAACAACAAGAGACCAATTTGCAAATGAATGCTATTGTTCAAAATAGTCAAAATGTGAATTATACCAAAAAAATTGAGGAACAAAATCAGATAATAATGGATTTGTTGAAAGAAAATTCTCAGTTAAAAGAAAAAAATGACTACTTGGAAAATAAAATAAAAGAAGTAATTAGTTCTAGAATTAAAGAATTGAAAAAAGATTAAAAAACAAATCAATTTAATATAAAATCAATATAAATAAATAGAATAGTAATAATATATAATTTACACATTCTCCAAATATGTTGTACGAAGATGATATGTACCATCCTTTAAATCAAGAGTGCGAACCAATTATTTCTCATAGTTTTGATAATAACACTAAGGTAAAGAAAATAATGAGTAATGTTTATCAGTCAAATAAAGGATTTCATTTAATAAAACGACAGTCTAAGGATAAAAAACAACATAACGTTGAAGTTTTTGTTTCTGGTGATCAAGGTTCTACCATTAGAAATGCAATTAGTGGAAGTTATTATTATGGTTACAGAGTTGGTTCAAAACAAGAAGATTCGTATTTCAAAGTGAGTATTTCAACTGGCGAGTTAGGCAAAGAGCAAGTCACGTTATTTTACGAGACCCCGGAACAGTATGAGCGTCATATGTATACAGTAGTTGATCCAGAAAGTAAGCAAATGTGGTTAGAAAAACAAATGAAATAGTGGTAAAGTAAAAACAATAATAAAAAATAATATAAATAATAATAATTAAATAATATAATAATGCGTCTTATTCTATTATTTATAAATTTGTCGTTGATTCAGTCATTTCATAATACTATATTTTCAAAAATGAAAATATTTATTTCCAATAATATTTTTGGAGATTATTTCACAACAAAAAAGTATTCTACAACCGAAGAAAACGAAAATGCGTATACTATTGAATTTTCAACTGATGATTCAAAACCTTCTAAGGATTTAGAAGTAAATACTAAAAATGATGAAAAAAATGATGATAAATTAGTCAGTATTTTAGTTTCCAACAATTTAGAAAGGATGCGTAAAGAATGTGGTGGAGGATTTGACCAACGAAAAATCGGAAAAACGTGTCTTGAAAAAATACATGACGAAGTACAAGAAAATACTACGCTGGAGAAATTAAGGAAATATAACTATCAAATGAAACTTTTAAAAAAACTACAAAATAGTGATGTTGGTAACCTTGAAAAGTTGATTGCAATTGAAGAATATAATTATCTAACAGAGTCGTATAAGTATATTGCAAATATTGAGTCTGGTGGGTTGTATTCTGACTGGAGCAATAATGATTTTTGAAAATGTTTTAGTATGGGATGCGTACGTTTTGCAAGTATTTTTTTTCAAAAAAATGTTTTTTTATGTTATTTTTATATAACACTATTGTTAACAAACTTTGGTCGTGTCTATGGTCTGTAAAATACGGGTTACTAATTACAGAAGGCGAATCTGTAATATCACTATAGTTACAAGACATGTTTAACCATTCACTCATTATCTTTACACTGTTTGTTGTTTTTTTAATAAATATTGCGCCCGCCCAAAATTCATTTATATTTTGATTATAAGCATAGTCTTCCATTTCGTATTTATGTATAACGTCTGGTTTA